ACGTAGCAGTCATTGACGATCTGTCGCCATACCCTGCGGTAGCCACAATCGGCTAGATACGGCTCTAGTACTCCACCCTCGTCCCACGATTCGACCACAACGACCTTTGGCTTCCACTTGTGCAGATCAATGCCGCGCAAGACATCTAGTTCCGTGCCCTCCGTGTCTACGCACAGGGCATCAAGGCGAGGGAACTTATACTCGTCCAAGAGGCTCTCCAATGTTCTAACCTCAATATCCGTCACCTCCCACCTCGCGTCCGGTTCTGGTTTCCATCGGGGATGGTGCTTAGTGGGGCGCAAGGATGAATATGCCTCCGCACAATCCATGTGCACATGAAACTGGGCGACTGGGAGGGATTCTGCGTCGCAGGCGCACTCTACGACGAGCTTCCTGTTAGAAGACAGGCTGGCCCTGAATTGCGGGTTGGGCTCCACGCACAGGACATTCCACCCCCTGTACTTCTCTAGTGAGTATGTCGTGTTCACGGACACTCCGTCCGATGCACCAACGTCTATGGCGTAGCCGGAGTATCCTGGGTCGAAATGGCCAGCAATCCATTCACCAAGATCTCCGTTGGGCGGAAACGATTTGTGGAACCCGTGTGGACAAGTACCGGCCGCGCGGTCAGTCAGCAAGTCCACGCACCGATGAAGCCGGGCAATCAAAAACGCGTAAAACTCGGCAGAGTCGTCCTTGAAGCTCTCGGGCTTGGCCGACAACTCATCATGTTGTATGAAGAACTCGCCGGTGGATGCGCGGCGCACGCGGTCAGGACCAATCTCTAGGGCCAGTATGTAAAGCAGCGTGGGCCAGCAATATTGTCGCACTCCCGGTTGTGCAAACCAACCTAGGCGACTAATCCATTGATGAGAAACAAACGGCATATCCACGTGGGGTCCGTGGTTATGGGCCGGAGAGACAAGGCCTATTCTGCCGGGAAACGAGTCGATGGTTGCTTCCACCCAAGCATCCCACCCCGGAGTTAGAATCCTGGAGTCGTCGGTAATCAAGCCGTAGCAATCCGCCTCGATGTATCTTAGGAGGCCGTTAGCGCTAGCGGCCGGCCCCACCCGGTTGCCGTGGAATACAGTTATCCTGTTCGCTGGGTCCATCTCTTTCAGCATGGGCGCGTACAAATCCCTCTGGTCTTCGTCTATGTACGCATAGACTCTGGCGTTCGTTGAGGTCTTCATGACCGACTCGACCAGGCTAGCGAGTTGTTTTGGCCTGTCCCGTGTGGGGCAGAGGATGGCTATCCGTCCGTCTTCCACTAGAGAACGAACTCTGGATTAGGCAGCGGGAACATCTGGATGGTCCCGTCCTTCCTGGTCGCCGCTTCTCGAGCAACGAACTCCGCTCGGAACGCCCATGGCAAAACTACCATACAGCGGGGTTTCGCCTTCCTCATCGTCACTTCGTCAGTGATCGGTAGCCAACTGCCGACCATGAAGCGACCGTGCTTGGCCGGGTTGCGGTCCGCCACCGCATAGAATCTCTCGTTCATGCCGAGGAACTGAAGCAGCGTCGAGCCTTTGGTGCTCGCCCCGTAGCACCAGATCGGCGCGTACTTGAGGCTGCCGCCGTCCAAGACCGAATGCATGATCTCCCGCCATCTCAGCACCCTGTCCGAAAACTCCTCCGCGTCAACCGGAGAGACCTTGGGATATCCAGCCAGGTTCTTCTCCCCTATTCCGGAGTCCGATCTCATGGCGAACACGCGCATACTGCCGCCATTGATCTCGTTGAATCTGAGGGCGATGATCTTCAGTCCCGCTCTTCGGTAGAGAGCCTCGAGGTCGTGCGCCGTGTAGTAGCACAGGTGCTCATGGCAGATGCCGTCAAACGCGTTGCGGTCGAGCATCGTCGGCGCGTCGTTCAGTTGGTTGATCCAGATGCCGTTCGGGGCCAGAGATGCGGCGATGTCCTTGGAGAAGGAGAGCGGGTCGTCGAGGTCGTAGAACATCGCGGCAGACGTGATGACGTCGTAAGACTTCTCGGTTTCCGAGCGCGAGAAGTAGGTCGGGATGACCTCGTCGGCAAACTCCTCCAGCTGTGAGTGGAAGGTTCTCGATGGCTCACAGGCGGTCTTGTGGAACTTGTCGGGAACGTGTGACAGGAGGCATCCGTCGTTGGCGCCGATGTCGAGCCACGCACCTGTATCCACAAACTTCAGCGCGTCATTGACCAGATCCTTCAGGGCTTCCCGCATAGTCTGGTTCACGCTCGAGCGATACCAGTACTCGCCGTAGAGCAGATCTCGCTCAACCGAGTGAAGCAACTGGAGCAGGCCGCAGACTCCGCAGCGCACCAGGGTCAGGGGGGCCTTGGGCAGGCCAGGATCCACGTGCTGGGGAAAGGCGCATAGATACTGGTCGCCGAGCGATAGAACGTGAACCAGGGTTTTCGATTGGCATGAACGGCAGGTGGTTCGCTCCGTGTAGATCGGGCTCGGCATCACTCCCCCTGCCGCAGCGGTGGCCTCGGGCATTCGTCGTACCACTGTCGCCTCTCGTCGTAGCCGTAGTCGTAGGGGTCTAGTCCATCGGTCCTGATGGCCGTAGCACCCCTGTCGTAGCCGGAGCGCCGCGGCTCGTTTCGACGCATGGGGGAGTAGAGTTCCGGCTGGAAGGCGTCCGAGTGGGCGTCGGCCCAGTCGTCCTTGAGCTTGGGATTGACCATCATCTGGCCAATCTTGGCCATTTGCTCCGTCAGCCGGTCGACGCCCTTTGCTCCTCGGACCCACTTCACGTGCCCGTCGACCCAGAAGTGGGCGGCCGCCACGATCCTCTGAATCTTCTTCTGACCGCCTCGGCTGAACTCCAGCAGCTTGCCGCCGGGAAACGGCTCATTTGCGTCGTTGAAGGCGTTCGCTAGGTCGTTCGCCCAGACGCCCTTGAGGCCGGCCATGCTCAAGTCTCCGGTGACCCGGAAGATCTTCCTACCCATCCTGCGGTATCGCTGGCAGAGCGCAACGAGACGGTTCTTGAAGTCCTCGCCGCGCCACATGGGAGATCCGTCCCCCTCGATGATGTAGACGTCCCCGGAGCCGTCACGAGCGTAGCCGTGAACGATGTAGACGGTCTCATCCTTGGCCACGCGAGACTTCCCATCCCAGAGCGCCAGGTCCGTCATGAGCGCATACCTGAGTGCCGGCCACGGCACATCCTTCGGCTCTATGGCGCACTGTTCGATCTGCTCGCGGGTGATCGGGTTGTGCTCGGAGATGGACGGGTCGTTCATGATTTGGGCAGCATACTTCGTGGGGTCCCGCCTTTGATAGCGCGAAAGTCGGGCGTCGTTCCAGACCTTGGGGGTGGTGGGCTTGCCCGTCTTGTCCCTGCCGGCCATGAAGTAGACGTGCCATAGGCCGTTGGGGTCGATCTTCATGGAGTCTGTTTCCATCCCGCTCAAACTCGCGATCCCGTCTCCCCGCTCGGCGTCGAAGGCAAGCCCGAAGTGGTCATCGTCCCCGTAGCGCGTCCCTACCCAGACAATGATTGCATCGCTCTGGTAGGTGGGGAACAGGGACGACACCTGCTCGTTCACGGTCTTCATCCAGTTCGTGTCCGTGATGAGCCGCTCGTAGCTGATCGGGTCGTCGTAGAAGATCGCGTCAGGGTGTGCGCCGGTGATCGAGGTCTCGACGGCGAAGACGCCAAAACTGGGATCCTGGCGCGACGTGTTGCGTCGGCCGGCGTGAACGATCTCCTTGCCGGTCCAGGTTGTCGCCGACGTGGCCCAGTTGCCGTATAGCTTGGCCCATAGGGAGTCCTGATCAGTGCCATCCATCACGGCCTTCATCGCGCGCAACATCTTGATGCTGAGTTCGCTCTTCTCGGAGCCGGTGTAGCTCGAGAACTCCGGGTCCCTGAGATGGAGCCAGAGCTGGCCCGCCCGCGTGATCATGGTGGTCTTGCCGACCTCGCGGTGCATTAGGATGGCCAGGTGCTTCTGGTGGCCCCGACCCGACTCGCGATCAGCCATCCACTCGTCCACGTGAGCCTGGAACCATTCGGCCAGTGGACGATGGACCTCGGGCTCGATCCAGCGTTTTCCTCGAGGATTCGTCCAGGCGCCGAAGGCGTAGAGGAAGAAGGTCCAGAAGTCCTTGCGGCAGAGGTCCCTCAGGAGGTCGAGTTCTGCCTGCGAGTCCCAGGGAATGTCGGGATCGCCGCGGAAGCCTATCCTACGCCGGGTCGGTGCCTGGATTAGGGTCGTCATCCCTGTTCTCCGCCTCAAGGGCCTTCATTCTCTCCCGTTCTCTTTCGAGCAGCATCCTAGTCGCCTGCTCGCGCACAAACCTGAGCTGGGCCGCCAGGCCCTTGGTGGTCGGGTAGCCCTTGGGAACTCCGTTGCGTTTGATCTCTGGGAAGAGACGATAGAGCATCGGAAGGCTCGTGACGCGATTGACGATGTCGCGGTCTTCCTCAGTCAAGTCCTCGGCTTCGATCCTCGGAGCGCTGGTAACGGTTTTCTTGGAGCGCGGGAAGGCCCGGTGGAAGGCAATCTGGCAGTTCTCTGGCCCGGCAGGCCTCATGA